TAACTTTTATTGGCTGTTTATGTCGTAAGCACGGCTATTTTCGGTCGTGTTCGGTCGTTTTCGGTACGTTTTTGGTCGTTTTCGGTACGTTTTTGGTCGTTTCCGGTACGTTTTTGGTCGTTTCCGGTACGTTTCCGGTCGTTTTCAGTACGCTTTCCACGCTCTATATAATATAACCTGCACGCCTTAGTTTGAATGAATATATAATCTAACTCTCTTATCCCCTACCCCTTTTCTCTCAATGAAAAGTGTTCTTCGCACAAAAATGGGCAGGAAAACGCTCTCCTGCGCTTCCTGCCCTTCTTGAAATTGATATTATGATTGAACCTACTGAACTCTCTTCTTGATGCGCTCCTTTATCCAGTTAACGGCAATGAGTGCCAGGAATAGCAATACGCAATCGCCAATGAATAATCTTATCTTGTGCCATGTGCTCACTGGCTTCTCTACCTCCTTGGTCTTGTATCGGTTTACGTAATACTTGACCTTTACGGTGTCGGTCACGAATTTGTAAATGTCGCCCACGATGGTGTCCGTCTTGGTTGTCGTCATCCATCTGGTGGTCGTAAGATTGTGCCATCGCTCCTTTATGATGGTATCGCCCTTGATGTAAACCAGCACGCTGTCATGCTTGATTATGCTGTCGTGCTGCCGGGTGTCCTGCCAGTGAATCTGTCGCTGGTTCACGCTGTCACGTCTTACGCTGGTGTGTGCGCTGTCGTGATAGACTGTGTTATTTGTGGCTGATTTAGCGCAGGAACAGCCAAAAATCAAAAGTGGGGTAATTATAAGCATGGCGAGAAATAACGCCACAGAACGCAAATTTCGCCCTTTTCTTGAATTTTCCATACTTTATAAACTTTAGATTGATATGTTTATTACGCAAGCACCTTGATTTCCAAGGCTTCCTTGGCTCGCTTCAAATACTTCTCGCAGGATGCCAGTCTATTATAGCCGCCATTTATCTTCCTGCGGATAGCCTTCAAGTTGTCTTGGTCTGCCAACTCATTGCAGCCGAAGGTGTCGAATACCCACATCGAGGATTTCGTTGCTCCAAGAGAACGCTCCAGAAGTTCGGGACTTTCCACAACATCGAAGCCGCAATAATTAGCATACTTCCGGTAGTTGGCTCGCCCGGTAATCTGTATCAATCCCCTGCCCTTATACTTCACGCCATCGCCCTGCTGGGTGTTGCCGAGGTCTTTCCTGCCCTCGTATGCTTTTCCGCTTGCAAGCTCTTTGGTATATCTGAGCTCACCGCTTTCGTGGGCAATTTGAGCCAAGTAGTGCGCCATCCTTAGTTGGGTGTTAATGTGGAAATGCTCTGCCCATCCGTTGATGATTGGAAGGTAGGTGTCTGCCCTGCTGCCTGCATTTGGCATTACCTTAATAAGTTGCGCTCTAGTTATCCTCATTATCTCCTCCTTTCTTCCGCTCTTCCTTCATTATCTCGACAACCGCCTTCGCAATTTCATCCTTATTTTCGAGGATCACCTGCATAGTGCGGTCTTGCTTGCGTATCTCTGCCTTCTCGTATGCCTTCTCCCGGATGCTCTTAAACTCGCACAGAAGCAGATACACCGTCCAGGCGATGGCGAACATAGGGAAGGGAGAGATAATACACGTAGCCACGTCCATAAGCGAAGCGATACCGAATGTCGGGAAATACTTCTTCGCCTTGTCGCATGTTTTCTTCAACCCAGTTGACGTTCTTGCAACATGAAGTTCCTTCGCCTTCTGTATGCCTGCTATCAGGTCAATTGTCATCGCTATCAGAATTGTAGCGAAACAGATAAAAATTACTAGGGCGCACAGATATAGGTGGTGCACCTGAAAATCGTGAAATACTTCGCTCATATCAATTTATTTTTTTTTGGTTATTCCAATTTCTCCCAGTCAATGGTAACACCCATCCCGATGATGTCTGCCGTCCACCTGCAGAATGCCATACCCTCGTATCCGTCAGGATCACTGGCTACGGCAATAGCATACTGTACGCAGTCGCTCTCGGTCTTGATTACCTTCGGGTAGAAGTCCGCATAAGCCATATTTGCCAAATAGAGAATATCCCCGATGGTTGCGCCCTTTGAGATTATCTCGTTGTTTGTCGCCAGCCGGATTTCGTCTACCGTCCAACGGTGGCTCGTTCCGTCTACGTTCTTCATCTGCTCGCTTGCCTTGATTGCTAGCTGCTTCGTGAAGTGGTAGCCGTGCTTGGCAACGTATGCCACATATCCGCTGGCTCCCATGAGTGCCTTTGCTGCCTTCTCGTATGGCAAGCTGTGGATGATGTCGCTCTCTTGGTGCTGGTGTCGCTCTTCCTCGCTGTCGCAAGAATGGCGCAAAACGATAATTTTCTTCATTGTGCGCCCTCCTATCCTAGTTTGTCGAGTAACTGTTTAACCATGCCACGAATGCCGCTTATATCGCCCTCAAGTGCCTTGAAACGCTTTTCGGTTTCCTGCTTCTCCTTGATTGCCGGGTTCAAAGCTGCAAGAAGTTCTTCGCCCTTCGCTTTCCGCTCCTTGCTTGGCTCGTATGCCTTGATTATCTCATCGGCTTCATTTACCAATTTCCCGACTTCGGGCAAAAGGTCTGCCTTGTCGGTTGCCAGTACGGTTTCGCCTGCAAAGGTTACTCCCAGGTGTTCGGGGATAGTGTAGATTGTCTGCTTTCCCTCCACCTCGATTGTTACGTCTCGCATGGGCTGTCCGCTGCTGGAAATGGTTGCGATGCCAGTGTTGATGTGCGGCTGGTTGTCTACGACCTTGCCTTCCTTAACTTCCACCGTCTGCTTGTCTAGCAGATAGACCGGGTGATTTCTCTGTATATTCTTAAATTCCATAATGCGCTCTTTTTAGATAATTCGATAAATAGACAAAAAGGGGTCTCACTGATAGAACAGCGAGTTGCCCCTTGATAGATTTTGTTTAGACCTCCTACGCTCCAGTGGTGGTTGTGGTGGTCTTCAACGCTGCAATAAGTTCAGCGTTCTGTCGCTGCTGGCTCAACTCCAGGCGTGCATCGTTGTACCGCTGCTGCAAATCCTGCTGCCAGTGATTGTTCAGCACATCGATAACTCGCTGGGTGTTGTCTTGGTTCGAGCGGATGATGTCGCACTTGTCCTGCTGCATCTGATAGCCTAGCGCAGAGAAGCCTCGCTCTATGCTGCGGTTGTTGAAATCGAAGCCTCGCTGCATTGAGTTCTCGATGTTTTTCTGCCCCAGCTGGTTGTCGTAGCCCATCTTGATGATGTTCTGCTGGGTCTGGCAGCAGCAGTCCTTCAGTGCAATGGTCATCTGCAAGTTACCCTGCGAGATAGCATTGATTACTCGCTCTGCCGAATAACCAACTTGTCCGCTTATCTGCTGGATGCCTGCCTGAATGCCGCAAACAGAAGACTGCAATGCGTTGAAGTCGCAGTTCAAGTTAGCCGCCAAGGTTTTCAAGTCCTGGTTGTTGCCCTGGATTGCTCCCATCAGCAAGTCGCTGTTGTGGTTGTCGCTCATCTGAGTGCGAAGGCTGTCAATCTGAGACTGGATTTCGGAACGCTGAACATTGCCGTTCTGTCCGTTCCAGCCATCACCGTACATGAATCTGAACATTCCCAGCATCATCATGTAGGCGAATGGGTTGTTCCAACCTCCACCCATACCACCGTTCATTGCTGCCAGCATAGTCGCTGGATCATTGTCTCTACCTCTAGCGAGCAATGCTGCTGCTAGGTTGTCATTGCCACCGTCCCCAGTGCAATAAACTTTCTCGATAGTGTCTGCCATAAAATTTTGAGTTAATTACGTTACGGAAGCCAAATATTGGAATCCGCTGCAAAGTTACTCTGTTTTTTGGCTCGCTCCAAAAAGTTAGTGCAGGGGTATTTATCGAATTATTGTCAAAGAACGCTTTTGGTTATTTTCTTTTTGTTTCTTGATTAAACACAAATCGGCTCTACGTCCTTGTTTAGCAAGGTCGCTTGTGCCGTGGCAAGTCGATAAACTCGAGACTTGCCGAGAACGTCTTCTCTCGTAATGCTCAACTCTCCGTTCGGCAGTTCGATGGCGCAACACTTGATTACGTTGTCTATAACTCGCCATAGTTCTTTCTCCTTGTCATTCATAATAAAATGTTTTAATCGTTTCCCAACATAGAATCAATCATTCCATCAATGGCTTCATCGGTCATGCCATTCTTAATAGTAGGATCTGCGCCAATTGACTTAATCATCATCGCTACCCAGGGGTTGTCACTCTCCAGCGTGGATTGTATCTGTTCCTTGTATGCTTCGTGAAGCTCGCCCGATTTCTTAAAATCCAAAAGAACCGTGCGCAAGGCTTTTACAGCGTAGTTATCCATCAGCAGGGGATTGTCCCTTGCCGATGATAATTTAGTAAGAAGCACAGCCAGTGCTTCATGTAATTGTTTCTTATTCTTCTTCATATTGTCTTACTTTTAAATTTCTAAAGTCAGCGACTTAGAGTTCAAGTTTACCACCACAAGCATATCTTCTTGAGGTTTTAGTAACTCCAGCTTTAGGAGTTACTGGTTTTGCTCTACCTGTTTTATTTCTCATAATAATTTATTTTATTTATACAATTTTATTTGTTTTGAACAAACTCTGCAACAACAAGTTTAGTATCATCTGTCTTGATTAAGCGTACATAGATATTCCATGACATAGCCAAATGGTCAATCTTATCAAGAAGTGTACCATGTGATGATTCTTCCATTTTATACATGTAGTGATTATTATTGGTATGGCAATAAATGTTACCTCCTTGTGCTCCTGCGAAGAATATCTCCAAGATACCTCCTCTCGATGCCTTTTGAAACCAATCATATACGTTGATATTCTGTGAATAATCCATATTAACAATCTGATGATTTCCAACAAATGGAATACTTATATATCCTGTGTTGTCTACTTCAGTTCTATAATCATAAGTATTAACAATAGCTGTGTTAAAACTTGCTTTTATTTTCGCCCAAAGCTTCTTTAGTCCACTTTCATCTAAGAAATTCATACAAACCTCCTTTCTAATTTAATGCATCAATTACCGATATTGGGATTGCGCTGTCCGCAGTTGCACCAGAAGCTATTCCATTAAGCTTAGTTTTATCTGCTCCTGACATAAGACCTGCTATATTGGGAGAAGCTGCTATAAAGTCCAATGAACTACTTGATTTATCAAGAGTATTTAATACTACTGTTAAACGTGATGCATCATGCTTCATTATTATACCCTTATAATCTACAGTTAAAAGTTTAGCAACATCAATACTAGATGTAACCTTTGATGTATCAAACAGGTTAAGTTTATTTTTATCTGATGGTATCATAACACCAGCTGACTGACTTGTAACTGCATTTATGGCAATAAAACCCAATGGAAAGTCATTTACACCTTTAAGTGATATCTGAATATCAGTTGCGGTATGATAAACGTCCATACTATGCATTGCCTCACTCTTCTTAGCATAATCTGCAAGGTCTACTGTAGCACGGAAGTCTCCGAGTTTCTCCCATTTTGAAGCATCATAAGTTGCACTGGTATCACCAGTATAAATATATTCCTCATATTGATTCTGTGTAACACCACTAGTATCTTTAATAAGATAAATATGCTTCTTAATATTAGTTGTAGGAAGAGCAGTTACTACTTCTGCAACTGTAGTATCAAGATTACCTAATTGGTCTAATGGAACACAGCCATTTGAATCAAGTCCTGCAACACCATT